CACTCTAGCACTAGAGAACACACCTTTCTTTCTACAACCCGGATGTAAGGCACTCAACAAAGGTTCTATTGAGTTTTCTAATAACTCTCGTATTATTGCAGCTGCTACATCTGGATCATCTATTCGTGGTCTGTCTGTTAACCTTCTATTTCTAGATGAGTTTGCATTTGTAGAAAATGCTGCTGAGTTTTATGCATCTACCTACCCTGTTATTTCGTCTGGTAAAACTTCTAGAGTTATTGTGACTTCTACAGCAAATGGTATTGGTAATGTATTCCATAAAATTTATGAAGGTGCAGTACAAGGAACAAATGAATTTAAACCCTTCCGTGTAGATTGGTGGGATGTTCCCGGCCGAGATGCGAACTGGAAGAAACAAACTATTGCTAACACGTCAGAGTTGCAATTTCAGCAGGAGTTTGGCAATACCTTTTTCGGTACAGGTAATACACTTATCTCTGCTGATGCGTTGATGAATATGAAAGCAGAATCACCTGTATCTATTGGCGATGTGAATATTTACGCAGAACCAAAAGCAAACCATGATTATATTATGACTGTAGATGTGGCAAAAGGTAGAGGACAAGACTATTCTACATTTAGTATTATTGACATATCCACAAACCCATTTAAACAAGTTGTTACATATAGAAATAATTTAATATCACCCATTCTTTTTCCTGATATTATCAATAAATGGGCAACAAAATATAATGAAGCATATGTAATTGTAGAATCAAATGATCAAGGGTCTGTAGTTGCTAATGGTTTATACTACGATATTGAGTATGAAAACATGCATGTAGAGTCTATGATTAAAGCAGGCGCTATTGGTATGACTATGAATCGTAAAGTAAAACGTATTGGTTGTTCTAATCTTAAAGACTTGATTGAAGAAAAAAGACTTGATCTTGTAGACTTAGATACTATTACTGAGTGTTCTACTTTTGAAGCAAGGGGCAATTCTTTTGAGGCTTCTGATGGTAACCATGATGATTTGGTTATGACTTTAGTTATGTTTGCATGGTATGTAGGAACAGATACGTTTGCTAATCAAACTGATATTTCTGTTAAACAAATGCTCTATGAGCAACGTGTAAAAGAGATTGAAGAGGATATTACCCCTGTAGGTATTATTGATGACGGTACAAATATTGATGAAGGTGAAGCGATTGGTGGTGATGTTTGGTACACACAGAAAACAGAAATGTTCTAAAATCAGTAATTTATAAATATTATCGTTGTTTGAATGTATCTTATCATGGGTAACTTATTATTAATTCTAACGAAAAAGAGGAAGACCAATGGCTTTTTTCACGCCTTCTTTGTCTCCAGCCGTAGTAACCCGTGAGATTGACCTCACTGGTATTGTCCCTAACGTAGCAACATCGACGGGTGTGTTCGTAGGCAACTTCCGCTGGGGTCCGGTTGAAGAACCGACAGAAGTAAATAACGAGGCACGTCTTGTGTCCCTGTTTGCTTCTCCCGATACAAATAATACGGTAGATTTTCATACTGCCGCATATTTCACAAAATATTCTAATGAACTTTTTGTCATTAGAGAAGTCACATCTGTTGCTAGAAACTCCTACCATGTAGACTCCGATTCTTGGAGTGCTGCAACTGGCCGGGGTGCTAGACTTGTTAAGAACGAAACAGATTTTGAGAACAATAAGAGTGCTATGGATTCCGATAAGCACAACTTTGTTGGTAAATATCCCGGTGTACTTGGCAATGGTATTCAAATTCAGTTATGTTCTTTTGACGAAGGCGATTCGGCCTTTGATACATGGGCATACAAAAATGAATTTGATGCTGCTCCCGGCACTTCTAACTTTGCTCAATCTAGAGGTGGTACACTCAATGATGAAGTGCACGCTGTTATCATTGATAAAGATGGTAAGTTTAGTGGCACCAAAGGTGAAGTTCTTGAAACATATCCTTTCGTATCCCTTGCATCCAATGCTAAGAATGCAGATGGTTCTACCAACTACATTGCAGATGTAATTAACAATGGTTCTAGATTTGTCTGGTTAGTAGACGCAGGAAACATTGATTCTGCATATGATGCAGCTGGAGCAGGTACTGATATTGTAGATTCTACTTCTACATACACTTTAACAGGTTCTGCACAGGGTGTCAAGACAATCAACCTTACAAACGGTGTTAACTCTGGTGCACTCGGAACTTCTGAGATTGCAACTGGATTTGACCTGATTGAAGATGTTGACAAATATCAGGTAGACTTCTTGATTGCGCCACCAGAAACTGGTTCTACCGCTGGTGACACAACTAATCTCGTTACTGTTGTAAATGATCTTACTTCTATTGCAGCTGTAACCAGAAAAGACTGTGTAGTAGTTGCATCTCCACCAAAGAATGCTGTAATTAATACTACAGACCCCGTTGGTGACACTGTAGCATTTGCTAACAGACTTACAAACAGTTCTTACTGTTTCTTAGATAATAACTATCTGAAAGTGTTTGACAAATATAATGATCAATACATTGATATTCCAGCAAACTCTTCTACCGCTGGTCTGATGGCTCAAACAGACTTCTTGACTGCACCTTGGTTCTCGCCAGCTGGTACAAGAAGAGGTGTATACTTCGGTGTGACCGATATTGCACACTCGCCTGTTAAGTCTGAAAGAGACACACTTTACAGAGCTAACGTCAACCCAATTACTAACTTGCCCGGTACTGGACTGGTTCTTTTTGGTGATAAGACTATGCTGCGCAGACCTTCGGCATTTGACCGAATCAATGTTCGCAGACTGTTCCTCACTCTGGAAAGAGCAATTGCCAGAGCTGCTAGACAAGTTCTCTTTGAGTTTAACGACGAATTCACCAGAGCAGAATTCGTAAATATCGTTGAACCTTTCCTGAGAGAAGTTAAGGGTCGCCGTGGTATTACCGATTTCAGAGTAGTTTGTGACGAAACAAACAACACTCCTGAGATTATTGATCGCAATGAATTCATTGCTACTATCTTCATTAAACCTGCACGTTCTATCAACTACATCACACTGAACTTTGTTGCTGTTAGAACTGGCGTGGACTTTGAAGAAGTAGTTGGTCTGTCATTCTAAACCGCTTAACTAAGGAGATATAAAAGATGGCTATTCTTGGAGTTGATGACTTCAAAGCAAAACTGAAAGGTGGCGGTGCTAGACCTAATCTATTTAAAGCAACGATCAACTTTCCAGGTTATGCTGCAGGAGATGTAGAACTTACATCATTCATGTGTCGGGCAGCGCAGCTTCCCGGCTCTATTATGCAGGAAATCATTGTACCATTCCGTGGTCGTGAACTGAAGATTGCTGGTGACAGAACATTTGATACATGGACACCAACAATTATTAACGACACTGACTTTGACGTTCGTAACGCTATGGAACGTTGGATGAACGGTATCAATGCTCACTCTGAGAACAGTGGTCTCACAAACCCTGTAGACTATCAAGCTGACTTGGTAGTAGAGCAACTTGATAGAGATGGTTCTACAATCAAAACATACAACTTTAGAGGTTGTTTCCCAACCAATATTGATCCAATTGACCTGTCCTATGATCCAGCGGCAGCGATTGAGGAATTCTCTGTGACTTTCCAAGTCCAGTACTGGGAATCTAATACTACCTCTTAAGTAGTCTATAAATAGGGGAGGGAATAAACTCTCCCCTATTATTATATTCGGAGACAGGTTTTGGCAGAGTCAGAAAATAGTGTAAAGCTTTTTGGGTTTGAAATCTCAAGAGCAAGAAAAGAAACTAAAAAAGAACAGTTACCGTCTATTGTACCACCATTAGATGATGATGGCGCAGGTTATGTCACTGCGGCCGGAACACACTATGGTTCCTTTGTTGACCTTAGCGGTGAAAAAGCAAAAGACGATAAAGAATTAATTAGAAAATATCGCACAGTATCCATGCATCCTGAAGTAGATGCTGCGATTGAGGATATTGTGAATGAAGTTATTTCCGGCGAAAATGAAATCGTGGAACTTAACTTGGATGAAGTAGAAACTTCAGAGTCTATTAAGAAACAAATCAAAGAAGAATTTGAGGGCGTCTTGGGTATGCTAGACTTCAAGAACTATGCCCATGATGTTTTCCGCAGATACTATGTAGACGGTCGCATTTACCATCACTTGGTAGTAGACCCAAAGAGTCCACAGAATGGTATCCAAGAAGTAAGACCTATTGATGCTTTAAAAATTCGTAAAGTAAAAGAAGTTAAGAAAGAAAAAGACCCAACTACTGGTGTTGATGTTATTAAAAAGGTAGATGAATACTTTATTTACTCTGATACGAATGCAACTCAATATACTAATAACATGAAAGGTGGTAGCACAGTAAAGATTTACCCTGATGCTA